CTGCACCTGGCGCTCTTTGGTGCGCAGGCCTTCAAGCACGGTGAAGTCAATTTCTGTTTTCTGGATGGCCAGTTTAACCACGGCGACCAAATCAGGATGTACGCCTTCTAGCCTTTCAAGTGATTTTGACCCCAGCTTAAACATTGCGCTTTGCCCTCTTGCGCGGCTTTTTGAGCCAGTCGCGGCAGCCAGATACGATCTTTTGAATGCCGATTATCAAATTGGTTATTACCAATAAAAAGCTGCCAACGGCCATAACGTCAGCCCAGGAGAATCCACTAACTGGCCCATGTGTGCCGATAAAATTGATTACTTGGGGGACTGCGGCGGCTGCATGGCCTATGTCTGTGCTGTAGGCTGTTAGATATGTGACTGCGGATGTAGTAGCGGTTATGGTGAGGGCCTTTGAATGTAAAAACCAGGCTATCATAGATTGGTGCACTTCACCGACCCCGCTTAGATTGTCGATATGATTTATACCTTGCATGAAGCCACCTGCATTTCATCGACAACAGCCATATCGTGATGGCTAAATGCGCTACCACGTATACTATCGCTGCTACTTCCATGGGGTCTGCTGTCACGTCGGGTACGCCAGGGCAGGGTGCTATATAGCTCGATGAAGAACAAGACAATCATCAAGGGCTCATACAGCGCTGATAGGTCTTTGTCTGCGAAATAATACCCAAGCGCTATGGCTAAATTATATGCGATTGACAGCGATTCACAAATAAGTATGACCGACAATGTTTTGGCGCTAAGGCAATAGTATAGGGCTAGGCATAGCATAACTGACCATGTCGAGCGGATTCCCAACTCTGCCCATACTGTACTGGCCAAAAGCTCAACCGGGGCAAACGCACTTAGCAGCACCAATAAAAACGGAAGCCACCTCATGACTAGCGCCCTTTGCGGGTTGGAGCTGAGCGGGTTGCCGGGCCGTAGGCGGTCTTAGTAGGCGGCTTAGACTTGCCTTTTTCAACGTCTCGCGTGCGGGGTTTGCTTGGCTTGGTTATGCGCATGGTCTAGCCCTATTGACAAATGTAATAAGCCGCATTCTACCACGTTTTGCCGATTTGCAAAAAATATTGATAAAGCGCTTGCGGTGTCATGACACCTATATTATAGTTACTTCAACAGCGGCACATTGGGTGCGGCTAAAACTGGGGAATAATATTATGAAAATCACTTACTTTGCACCGATTGAAAACATGGGCGATAACGTTACCGAATCAGACGCGGAGGGCTATCGGGGTTGGGCATTATCTGAACTGGCTAAAGAATTTCCAGAAGCCGAAATCGAAGTTTCAGACGAGCAGAGCATTAAAACCACTCACTGCACAGACGAAAACCGCCAGGAAGAAGCGGAAGAATTTTGCAGCCGCCTGTGGGATCGCTGCCCATGGTCTTGGGTAAGTTTAGACGCTTAACAACCACCGCCCCGCGAGGGGCTTTAATTAAATGACGCCGCAATGGGCGGCGCGGAACTGGGGATAAGATTATGACCAATATGCAATTGGAAGATAAATTATTAAACGAAAAATCAGCGTCTGTACTTAATGCTGGCTGCTCAGTTAAAGTAGAAGCAGGAAATCTTAATGTTATGGCGCTTGCTCGAAATCATGCTAACGGAGTTTCTACAGATAAAGCTATTTCCGCTATCAGAGAATCTGCATGGGAAGTTGCCAGTGCAGTTGTTTACGCTTAGACCATCAAGCACATAGTCCTAACAACCACCGACCCGCAATGGGCAAACACTGGGGAAAAACCATGATCTTAATTACACTGAACAAAATACGCGAAAAGTCACCATGCGCCGAAGGATGGCAAAAACTGCTAACGAGCAAAGGCAAAACATCTGCTGATGATATTGAATTTCCATTAACAGACGTTCTGGATAGTAACGGATTAAACGACACCTTTTGGTGCCTACAATGCCTGCCGGAGTACGCTAATTTGTGGCGGCTATATGCTGTTTGGTGCGCAGAGCAAATAAAGCACCTAATGACCGACGAGCGCAGCTTAAATGCCCTGGTGGTTGCTCGAAATCATGCTAACGGATTGGCGACAGATGAAGAGCTTGCCGCTGCCTGGGACGCTGCCAGGGCCGCTGCCAGGGACGCTGCCTGGGACGCTGCCTGGGACGCTGCCAGGGCCGCTGCCTGGGCCGCTGCCGGGGACGCTGCCTGGGACGCTGCCTGGGACGCTGCCAGGGACGCTGCCGGGGACGCTGCCGGGGCCGCTGCCGGGGACGCTGCCTGGGACGCTGCCTGGGACGCTGCCAGGGACGCTGCCAGGGACGCTGCCAGGGCCGCTGCCGGGGACGCTGCCTGGGACGCTGCCTGGGACGCTGCCAGGGCCGCTGCCGGGGACGCTGCCTGGGACGCTGCCTGGGACGCTGCCTGGGACGCTGCCTGGGACGCTGCCAGGGCCGCTGCCGGGGCCGCACAAAAAGAAAAACTGCGTCAAATATTAACAGCCGGGAAATGGGTGAATTAATGCCAAAAGACAAAAACGTGATTAGAGCCGAAAGGCACAACCGGCTAAAAGCGCAGGGCCTTAAGCAGCGCCTTTGCTGGGTTTTGCCTGAGCGCATGGAAGAACTAGAAAAGGCGGAAATTCGGCTCAGGAAGCCAAAGAGGAGCGTGCCATGCTTAGATTCGTGATAGTCCTGCTTATCGTCTGGATTGCCTGCTCAGCTGGCGAAAAAGAGCGGCCTATGAAGTACACTGGCCAAATAAAACCTAAAACAGAATGTGGGGAATGGAAAAAATGAATATAACTAGCGAGACTGTTCTAAACCGAGCAATGCTTGCCTATGTGGCCAATATGCCGCGCAAAACTATTGAAGTTGGCGGCAAACCTTACCTGACCCGCTATTTAGTGTGCGAACACCCGGATGGCTCCCAAGAGTGGATTCACCAGTTCTTGATCGCTGATGGCGATAGGCACTTGCACAGCCACCCATGGAACGCTCAAAGCTCAATTTTGGTAGGAGGATACATAGAGGCCTATCTTGATGATGGCGATGTGAAAACCAGAGATTTAAAGCCTGGCGATACCAACATAATAACGCCAAGCCATATTCACCGGATTGTTTGTGTCTCCCCGTACTGCTGGACACACATGCTGGTTGGCACTTCTCGACTACCGCAGTGGTTTTTCATTGACGAAGCTGGAAACCGTGAATATATGCAAACTAGCCCGCTTAAATGGTGGGAAAATCTTTAAACATCGTGCGGCTTTTGCCGCACTGTGTCTGCGTTCATAATAGACCCAAATTTTGATAGTCTTTTAACAGCGATTCCTTTATTGATTCGATTAATTGACTTGAATTTAAAGTCTCGTTTTTCAATGAATTAAATGCCCACATCAAATAATGGTTGTCCTCATTGCAGCCCCATATTTTGTTATATGTTCCTTCCTTGCTGCCCATTTCCTGCCTGAACTGGTTTAGTGCGTTTTTGGCCAAATATAGCCGGTAAACGTCGCGCTCGTCGTATCCGAAATGCGTGTAAAGGGCGCCCATTATTGGCAGAACTCCAGGCGCCTTGATGGCGTTTGCTACAGGATATCGGTAGAAGTGCGACAAATTATTATTAACGTCATTGTCAAAAAAATAGCCATACTTATCAATATGACGGCTAAGGCAAAAATGCAGCACGTCAATAAATTCAAGCGCTAATTGAAACCGCTCGTACTCGCTAAGCTCGGAAATATCCGGCGCCTTCTTCCACCACTTCCAGCCCTGCCAGCGCTCCAAAATCTCGCCGCACTCGGCCATGATGGCTAAGTCCCAGTCCCAGCCCTGCGAGTCCCATTCCGGGTGAATATGCTTGTTCAGTGAGTCCTGTATTACCAGCATTTGGCTAATGATATGCTGAGTTGTCATTTCGTTAATGTTCATTGGTTTTGCTCCCCAGTTGGTTTTGATGTGTTTGGCGTTACATCTGCCGGTTGCTGAGCCGGTACCGGGCTGGCGTAGAGCGGAATAGCCTTGCCGTTGGGCGCTATAATATCCCAGGCATCCTTCGCGGCTTGCTCGGAACTAAACATTCCAACACCTGGACTGCCGTTCGCGTGCTGCCATACCCAGCAATAAGGCTCTTGCAGTAGTACGCTTTCTGGATAATCAATCTGCGCCTTTAGGGATGCATTCTTGGCGCGCAATGACTCAAGCTCTGCTTTTAGATTGCAGTTTTCTTTCAGCACGGAATACAACCGCTCGTGCACATGGTGCATATACTCAGAATCGATAGCGCTAAATTCTCCGTCCCACTCAGGGTCTAGCATCCGCTCGAATATACCAAGCTCTATCGACATCCGTGCCTTTGCGCCAAGCTCTGCGCGCAGGCGGTCTCGCTCGGACTCGGCGGTCTCCAGGCGCTTGATTAGCTCAAGAACTGCAGCCGGACTTGCAGCACGAAAATACTCCTCATCAGCGCCAAACTCATTCCCAATACCGTAAAACATGACACCAATGGCAAGGCCATCAATATTGCAGTAATCGACCACGCCAGATACATACCCTTCACCACCGCAAACAGGGCATTCATACTCATTTCCTGGATTGTTTCTAACTATTTGAGCTGTATCAAGATTACAATCGGTAGCCGCGAGAGCCTTAGCCTTCAAATCATCTAAATCAACCATTTTGCACCTCGCACTTCTCTATCGCGTCCATTGCCAAGTTATACGCATGCTCATAATCCGGGCCTAATGTAGCTTTAAGCGCCTTTAACAGCTCATCCCGCTGGGCGGTGACGGTGGCTAGCTGGGCATCAAGATTAAGAAGCTCATGCCCAACAGCTGACACTAGGCCGTTTTCCTCAAGTTCTTTTGTGGATAGTCCACGGCAAGCATTAACACAGGCGACTATGCGGCGAGCGTTGGCATTTGAAAGATCGGGATAATTATAGTTTTTTGATGCAATTATAAAAGGATCACCGTTTTCATCATTTCCGCAAATTTCATTTAGTAAAATTAGCGGCTCTTCTGCGATGAACCATGGTTCAGGTGTGTGACTCATAAATTTCCCCAGTTGGTTAGTTAATTACTTTGATTGGTTAGATATTGCCAATGAACATTTTAGTTCGGTTCCGCGTCCTATAGAACATGCGGCAATCATTGGATCTGCGCCTTTTTCAACCATGCTTACAACCGCTTTGTTGTCAGATATGTTCTGAGCGCTTGAGCATGTCGCAACCGTTGCGCAAATTATAATAACGGTAAGTGCAGCGATTACTAATTTTTGCATTTCTTCATTAAGCATAAATTTCCCCATTATATAAGTTAGATAGATTTAATTAGAACTATTAATTCCCGGTGGTGAATGGTTGAACGATTGGGCAATGTTTACCCTAACCCAATAATAATCAGGTTGGAGCATTACCCGACATTCCCGGCGGAGCCATGGCGTCACTTTGGGCGGTTACCTCAAACAAACTGTGTAACTAAGGAGCGTTCACGGGGTTTGCCCCGCCGATCTGGGGTCGCTCCAGGCTTTTAAGCCCTGTTCTCCCACCCGGGTGTTGATCGTCACCATTTTGCCAGGGTTGCCGGTCGCACCAAATCGAGCACGCGTGAGCGCAGACGCATAGATGCGATGACCTGAAAGTGGATGTGAGCTTGCGAGAATGACTTGTGGCATGTAGAATTTATGCCGTGGGTCGGTTTCGTGTCGTAATCACAATCCGATCAAGTTGCTTGAGGCCGTTAATCTCAAGCAGCAGAATCATGTTAGACCTCTTGTTCTCCCCAGTCAAGAGCTACATGCCGCCAGCAGCGCGGGAAAACAGCCCCTTTCGAGGGGCTTTTTTTTGGTCTAAAAATTTTCAACTTTTTGCATTTTTGAGCTTGCAGTGTCATGACACCTTTGCTATAGTTACCTCAACGGCGGCACACTGGGTGGCGCTGAACTGGGGATAATATTATGAAAATTGTTGTTGATTTAGAAGATTTTTACCAAGACGAAGAAGAGTCTTTGCGAGATAGTTTGAGCAGACACGTAACTTCACGCGTAGTGAATGAAATATGGGAAAGAATAAAATCAAAGGTTGATTCACAAATAACAGCCATTGTTGTTGATAAAGTGAAAAACGACGTTGATTCAATAATACAAGATCGGATGAATGAATTGTTGTCTGCTGGGGAAATTATCAGACACAATAAGACCGTTAAAATTTCCGATCATGTAGCCTCAATATTTATGGAAAACTCTGGCTGGAACAGCCCGCATGACTTTATTAAAAGTAGGGCAAAAGAAATTGGAGCAGAATTGAAATCAAGATATGACGTAGCATTTGCAACCGCAATAGTTATGAACTTGAATCAAAATGGAATGCTAAAGGAAGAAATTTCTAAAATGCTTCTTGAGTCAACTCCAAAATAAAAAACGCCCCGCAAGGGGCTAACACTGGGGAAACACTATGTTAATTTCAGAACTACCAACCGCCCGGCTGCGCGCCAGGGCTTATGAGCTAAGCGGCGGCAAAGACAAGCAGCTTGATGAAGCCTTCCGGTTTGATGGAACGCCAGAGACTGACCGGTTTTGGGGAGCAGTCTTCGAGCAAGACTGGTTCACGGCTATGTCGATGCAGCCGCGCTTGTTTGAACTTGATGTCTCAGAAGTTGATGAATCTGTGGCTATGCTAGAGGGCGTCTGCAATGGCATCTAAAGTAATAATTGACGGGGTTGAATATGTTCCTCGCGCTGAAATACCAGAACTAACAGACAAACGCCTAAAAAGGTGTCTGGAAAGCCTAACCGAGATCCAGTATTTTCACGAACAAAAACATAAGCACCGCGCATGGGCTTGGGATGCTCTAAATGCTTTAGCGCCCGAGCTTGCTCAACTGGCTAGCGATAATGCACAAGCTGCCTTTCAGCGGATTCATGGATCTGACGACGATGACCTTTGATCCTAACACATACTTTGCGTACAAAACGCCCTACAGGTACTGGCAGAACGGTATGGATGTTACCTGGTACATCATGAACAACATCGCGCCGCCTTTGAGCGAGCGTTTTTTTGAGGTTACTTGCAGATGAATATTGATGAACTACTTTCTGAAGTTGCTCAACAAGAAAAATGTTCGCCGGATGAGATAGAGTGGTATTCATGGCCTCAGAATTTTCCAACTACTGCTGGGCCAAGAGGCGCAGGCGGATGCCATATTACATCATTTCAAATCGTTGCATTTGATCCGCCAACCGGTAACAGAAAAATGTATTGCGCTGGAATTTGGAGGCGGTGGAGTGGCGAGCCATTATGCAGATGGTAAAAAAAGCCCGCACTAGGCGGGAAAGCACTGGGTCAAATTAAACTTATAAGCTCTAGCAGGCTAATGTGGTGCCTCCTCATATCAGAAATAAGGAGGTTTATCCTAACCTTAGCCTGAGTCCTCAACTCTTCTCCATTGTACAAATCATCGTGAACGTACTTCTCTAGGTCTCGTATTTCGGCCAGTAGAGTTTTTGCCTTTTGCTCGTAGTATTCTTTTGTGTGTAGCATAGCTAAATCCTCTTTAATTCACCAACTTATAGTAGTGTAATCGCTTTCGCGAGGATCGCGAGAATCAGGTTGAGGATAGTAGACAATCTTGTAACCCATGCCGCGAAGCATAAATGCATCATCTTCTGAAAGCTTTCCAAGCAGTGTATAACTATCTAATCCTTTGCTGGCGCTCTCTAAAATTCCTTCTTGAATCTTTGGGGCTCGTGAATTTTTGATTTTGTTTTGGTTTGTAATTTTTCTTGCTTCATTTGCGTTCATAGCTTTCCCCCAGTAGGTAGTTCTTTAATCTTCGCTTTGTAGTGCGCAATAACCCGTCTGTAATCCTCTGCTCGGTATCGCACTGGTGCTTGTGGCCCTTTCAGCCTCTCAACTTCTGCATCGCCTATTTTTAGCCTCAGCCGCTTTTCATACTCAATCAAATTGCCGCTCATGTGCAAATTGCAATAGCTGTTGCACTGCTTGTGAATGTTGGCCTCATCGTACCGCAGCGCCTTGCATCGTCCTTTTGGGATGAAGTGACCGGCGGCATACTGAATATCGGTCTTAGTAGTGCCGCAGCTAATGCAGGGCTCGTCCTTGTCCCTAAGCCTTATGAACTTGTTGCAAATCCTTTCTGCCTCCTTGGCAAGCCAACTGAGGCTGTTTTCATTGTATGCCTTCTTACGCTCCCTATGCGCCCGGTCGGCCTCCTTATTGGCCTCCTGGCGGGCGTATTTAATAGAGCATTCAACGCTGCAAACCTTTCCATTCAGCGAGTTAAACGGAACAAACTCTCGCTTGCAAATCTTGCACAGCCTAGGCTTTTTTGGCTTCATGCGCTTCATACACCCTGGCCAACAGCTTTTTGCCGTGTGCGGTGATCCCGATCATGCAGCGCCGCATATCGTCGTCATTGGCCAGCCTGTCAAAAATTCCCTTACCATCAAGCTCAACAAGCGCCCGAGATACAGAGGGGACGTGCATTGCGCAGCGCCTGGCTATGTCGCTAACGGTTATAGCTTCAAGTTCTATCGACTCAAGTATAAGCACTTGCTCAACGCTTAGACCGCTGGTGCTATCAAGCACAGCTTTTGAAAGCTCGCGGCGGGCCTTGGTCGCCGATTTTTTGGCCTTAACAAATTTTTTTATTAGTTCTTGCATAAACTTCCCCAGTTTAGTTTTTAAGTAGGTCTGAAAAATCGACCCCGTTTTGCGAATAAACTTTTGCCAAAGTATCTGTGTACTCGGCGCCGGTTTTAGTATCGAGCAACCTTGTTACGGGAAACCCATCTTTTCCGAATAGCGGATTTGGCCCCATCAAAAAAAGCTGCGTTTGGTAACTCTCCTTTGCGAAATAACGCTCCCAGCCAGCCTTGAATCGCTCAGACTCGCTCAGCAGGATAGGAACGCCGTACAGCAGCTTGCATTCTGATTTAACCTCCTGGGCGTAGTTTGCTGAGCCGTCTCCCATAACCTGGCTGATTCGCTGGTACATAGCCGCCCAAAGTGCATTCTGGTCCAACGTGCGGTTCTTGCTGGTGCTCCACCTTAGCCGGATGTATTTGTGCTCGCACCACAAGGCCCAGATGGTGCTAATGGCAGAACGAAAAGCGGCGAAAGAATTAATAACTGTCTCGGATTCTTTTATTACCTGGCCGCCTAAAAGCTGCTTTCTTGACTCAACCCAACAGTCAAACCCAACATGCACATGGTAATCTCGATAGCAGTTTGGCCACGCTGAATCCTCGCTGTGAATCGTTACGTCGAACTCATACGGCGGGCGGCTTACTGTGTCCTCGAACACTAGGCGAGACTCAAGTTCTCTATCAAACATAAATCAACCAAACATATCGTATTGAGTTTTTTCGGCCATTTCTATGTTGCGCAATGCAAGATTAAAATAGCTAGTTTTCAGCTCTGCTCCAATGGCTTTTCTTCCTGTTTTTAAAGCCATGTAAACTTCGCTTCCGATTCCCATAAAAGGAGTCCAAACCAAGTCGCCAGGAAGGCTCCATAATTGTAAGCATCGCTCAATAACATCTAGTTGAAGTGGGCAAATGTGGCGCTCATCATCCGAGTCTCTGCCCTCTCTGAAATTCAGCGTATCGCTTTGGTTTATGTCGTCCCATATTGGACTGGCGTACTTTTGCCAAACATCTACGCTAGTATTAGATTCACCAGGGACACAAAAAAACGATCCATCATTGCGCTGGTGCTTGATAAATCCATGCGGGGCATTATCACCAACGTAATAAGTAAACTCGCCAGCTACAGGCTTAGGATTATCCCCAGGTTTACGCATGGTTACTATGTAATCAGGAATACCCATTCGGCTCATTGCAGAGTCTTTTTTGATGGTTTTATGCAAAAGTCCAAGCGCCTTTGTGCGAGTCATAGCAACTACCGGGCATTTCCAAATACATACCTCTGAGTGATAAATAAACCCCTCTTTTTGGTATTCGCGGATAATATCGCCCCTAAAATCTTTAAGCCCTATGAATCCATCGTTTTGCTTGCTGCTTGGCAAGTTCATGCAGTGAATAGCTATATTCCTGCCTGGCTTCATTACTCTGAATTGCTCTTTAATCAAATACCTGTATTGCTCCCAGAACTCAGCATCGTTTTTTACATTGCCCATATCGCGATCTGAATTTGAGTAAGTATATAAAGAGCTGAATGGCGGGCTAAAAACTGAAAAGTCTACCGACTCATCAGGCAATGACTTTGCCACCTCTACAGTGTCAGCGTTATATACTGCGTAGTTCTCACCGATTTTTTGATCTAGTACTTTCATTTTATGAACCCAGGAATAATGATTTTTTTGGATGGATTATATGGTGTCTTATTGACTGTAGCATGCCTAATTTCGTTTATTAATATTTCACTCATAATAGACTGCATTTCTGAGCGCATTTCTTCATCCTGAGCCTTTTTCCTCCTTATGTTATCAAGAACAGCTATTTCTCGATCAGATATAATTACGTGCGCGTTTACTTCTTTTTTCTGTCCAAATCTGTAAAATCTCCTTACAGACTGATAAAACTTCTCCCACGAATCAGATAGCCCTAAATAAACGGTGTTATGGCAATGCTGCCAATTCAACCCAAACCCAGCTATGCTCGGCTTTGTTGATATTTTCTTAATTTCACCATCTGAAAAGCCTATTAGTTTTCTCTCCTTTTCCTCGTAGTCCATTGATCCTGTTATTTCCTCACAACCATCAACTAACTTAGTAATTAGCTTGCTTTCATCATTTAGGTTTGACCAACATACACCACATTCAAAACCGCGCATTAAATCAGCGGCCTTTTCAGATCTTATATCTATGGTATCCCTCCTTGCCTTTAGTCGCTCTGACAACCCATGAGCAACATCAACAAAAAGTCCATTTGTCGCCTCAGTATCAACTACGTGATCAACGATATTTAGCCTTGGCAAATCATACCCTGAGTCCTCATAACCTAAATCACTAGGCTTGCTGATAAAAACTGCCCACGTTGCAAGCCATTCCCAAAACTTCCTGCGAGCATGACCTTTTAACCGCCATTTGCTAGTGTCGCTTCCGTCATGAATAAAAAAAGTTGCGAGCATTTCTGTCTGGCTCATTATCCCTAAAAACTCAGCTTGAGTTCCTAGCTCCATAAAGTCGTTAGGGCTTGGGGTCGCAGTTGCGCTAAGTCGATATGGAATAGACGCCGCAAACTCTGTTAGCTGCTTCCTATATGCTCCATTCATACCTTTCAAAATGCTTGATTCGTCTAAAGCTATACCACCGTATTCAGAAGGTGAAAAGTTTTTCAGCATTTCGTAATTTGTTACGTGTATGCGTGATTCTGTATTTTCAGGACTGCGCATAAATTTAGCGTTAATGCCAAATTTAGCGCCTTCGCGTACTGTCTGCTGAGCAACGCATAGTGGAGTTACAATTAAAACCGGTTTTTTAGTGTACTGAGCAACCCATGAAGACCATATCAATTCCATTAGAGTTTTTCCTAAACCAGTATCAGCAAACAATCCTGCCCTTCCTCGCACAGTGCAAAACTGAGCAATATTTATTTGAAAAGGTTTCGCCACAGATGGATAAATAGACCATATATCGTCAGATCTAAACCCGGCGTTAATTGGCTTGAATGTTTTTGTTCCGATGAATTCAGAGTAGTCCATCATTTCCTCCTAAAGTATGTTGTGTAATTGGATATACGCTGGATAGTTGTAGGAGAAACACCGAATTCAAAGCATAATTGCTGTTGAGTGTCTTTCCTTATCAGCTCGTTTATTTCCGCTTCAATTTTGTCACGCTCTTCACGGAGATTTTCAAGTCGTGCGCGCTTAAACTCAATACGAGCGCGGATGGCTTGTGCTTGTTTTATGGTGAACTTAGAGTGCGGTAATGCTTCTGCGTGTGCAGGGTTTATTGGTGCCGCCATGATATTAACCTCCCCAGGTTGCCTAATTGTGGGCTATGGTTGTTAGCGTGTCAAGTAGTTGTTGCTGGCTCAAGCCGCTTGCGGTAGAACTCGGTTAGCTCCATGATGTGCCTTGCTATCTCTAGCGATAATATCTTGTTATCTCTGTTGTTTATTAACAATTCAACTCCTTCAAAATCTAATTCACCGTAGCAATCTATTTTAGCCTTTAGACCACGCTTAGCCGCCTGATCAGCCAGGTAGTTTATGTAGTCTGAGTGCATTGTTTTATCCTCAACTGGATTGGATCGGTTCTGCATTTAATCGTTTTTCGATTTCATCAAGCCTATTCATTACTGCATCAAGATGATTCAAAAGAACAAGATTGAATTCAGACTGTTTTTCAATAATCTCTAATAATTTTTCGTTCATTAGTCATAACCTATGTTTGAGTGTTTAATTTCTTTTGGCGTGAATGCGTAGCCTAAATTGACAAACCTGGACTCGTGCAAGCGCGCTCCTAATCCATCGGTTCCAACTTCGCCCTCACGGTTTTTCGTGGTAATTATTTCCGCAATTCCTTTATCAACTGAATCCGGGTTATAAACCTCATCCCGGTAGATAAAGCTGATAATGTCGGCGTCTTGTTCAAGCTGGCCGGACTCTCTAAGATCGGATGATATTGGGCGCCGCTTTTGCTCCTCGCACTTCCGGCTAAGCTGGCTAAGAACTAGCACCGGGCAGGCGCAGGCCTTTGCCATGGCTTTAAGTTGTCTCGAAACCTCGGAAACCTCCTCAAATCTGGTCGCTGACTTGCAGCGCATAAGCTGCAGGTAGTCGATCATAATCAGCTTTAGGTTGCCATTTTTGGCAATCTTCCGTGCGATGTTGAATGCGTGGCCAACATCCATGCCTCCCCTATCGTCGATGATGACGTTTAGGCCAATCAGCTTGCGGGCGCCCGCTTCAAGCATTGGCCAGTCTCGTTCCCCTAGCTCGCCTTTTTTGTACTTTCCATAACTAATCGCAGCAGCTGCGCATATCAGTTTGTCAACAAGTTGTTCTTTGGTCATTTCGAGCGAGAACACCAGAACGTCACCCTGTTTGGCCGCCGCAGCAACGATGTTGAGCGCCAAGGTAGTTTTACCCATTGCAGGCCTTCCGGCGATTATGATCATTTCCCCAGGCTCCATCCCACCGTAGCGCTCATCCAGGGCCTGAAATCCGGTGAAAGTTATGTTGGTTGGCACATTCCCATTGGCTCGCCTGTCAAGCGCCTCAAATCGGCCTTTGATTAGCTCCTTGAAAGTGTCGAATTTATCCGCCCTGGTTGTTCCGTCGATGATGGCCATTTGGCTCTGAGCGTGGGTAATTAGCTCCTGCGTGGTGTACTGGCCAGAACTTGTGGCGTCTATGACGTTTTGGCAGCTCTCAACGATTTTGCGCTGTAGGGACTTTTCGCCAATGATCCGAGCGTAGGCAACCAAGTTGCTGGTGCTCGATACGCTTTCGGCCAACTGGATGATAAAACCCATGCCGCCGATTTCGTCCAGCTTGTTGCCAGCCTGCAGGCTCTCAGAAACCGTCACCGCGTCAATAGGATGACCGGCAGACGCCAGCATGTGTATTGCCCGGAATATGATCCGGTTTCTGGCCACGTAAAAATCAAGATAGGTAATCAGGTCTAAAACATCGTGCAGCTTCTCTGGATCTAACATCAGTCCGCCAATAACTGCCTGCTCGGCTTCGATGGAGTGATTCATGCAGCCAGCTCCATCATGGCCTGCTTGCCAGCCTGCGTTAGCTGATAAACATCTTGTTGATCAATGTACCAAAGCTTGAGATAACCCTTGCGAACGTAAACTAGGAACGTCAACCGCCAGTCCTTTTGCTTCTTGTCGCTTATCAGGTGATCACGCTTGAAGGTCTCCCAGCCTAAGCGCAGGTACTCTTCTGGAAGCCCAATAGTTCTAGCGTAGGCAAATACCCCGCTATCGGCTGGAAGTAAGGTTTCCCCGTTTTCCTTACATTGGATTGCCCACTGGCTAAATGTTAGGTCGGTTTTTGATTTTGATTTTTTACCATGTATATCTTTATTGACTGATTCATTTACTGATTTATGTGCAGCTCCTGCACTACCCTGGTAAATCTCCTGCACTACCCCTAGTGAATCTCCTGCACTACCCTGGTAAATCTCCTGCACTACCCCTAGTGAATCTCCTGCACTACCTGGTGCAGCAGTTGCACTACCTAGATCAACGTTATCAAGGCATATTGTGTAAAGGTTTGAGGTCTTAGCGTTGTCAACTTTCCTATGTTTGATCTTAAGGATTCCTGCCTGCTCAAGCGCTTCAATGTGTGTTATCACACTTCGCTTGCTTATCTCACAGGCATCGGCAATTGAGGAATGACTAGGCCAGCACTCGCCACGGTCGTTCGCCTGGTCGCACAGCTTGATTAACACTAATTTTCTTAAAGGGTTGCCTAGCTTTAAGGTCATGGCCTTGACCATCAAAATCATTGACATTTTTTAACTCCCTAATCCGTGTAAGCGATGAATGTAAAATGTCCATTTGCAAAGCTCTCAAACCTACCTCCAAACGTACCCTTGACAACTTCAAAAACTTCTGACGATTTAGCGTCTAAAGGGCACTTTCCAATTTTCTTCATGCTAGAATTAGAATGCGATTCACTAATCCATTCTATTTTTGAGTGATCCATTTCTGCCAATCTTTCTTGTTTTGACTTCCAAACAAAAATGCTTTTATAGCTTTCATTGGCCGATATATAACTGGCATGCTGCTCATCCGCCGCATTCCAGTCGCAGTCTGTGCAATAGCGTCTGTCATCTACACAAACCGAACATGGCGGTGAAATATGGCAATAGCAGCTTCTATCATCACTAGCCTCCACGATTGTTCCCTGGCATCCATTTCTATTGCAAATTGATCCGACTTCTTTACCGTGATCTGTATTCATAAAATTTACCCATAAAAAAACGCCTAGGATTGCTGGGTGGTCTGTTTTAAAGCCTCCAAAGGGTATGACGACCCAAGCAATAAAACACCAGCAATCCTAGACGTTCTAGGTTTGTCATATTATTTTGGAATTTCCCCCCACCACAAGGGGTGCCTTTCGGCAGTTGTTACTATAGCATATCTTGGATAGGGCGCAAGACTAAACCTCAGTTAGAGAGTCGCGCCAGCTATCGTCTTTATCAGGAAAAATAACGATAGATCTTTAACCTTCCACAGGAAAAAAGAACCCGCCAAATATTTTTGGCTTATGGTCAAACCCATTCTTTTCACCATCATAGTTACGCGCCACCCAATTAACCCAAACCGGCACAGTGTAGGTTTGGCCCTCGAAGGTTATTTGCTTGGTTTGTTCGGTCATGGCCTAGCCCTCTTAATGAGGCACACGGTGTTGCACTCAACGTCATTCATGTCTATGCGCTTAACCTCGTACAGCGCCAGCGTTTTGCCGTTATGAATTACATGCACATTACGGTGTCTTGCCCGGCAAATTGCAGATGGGCTTAAACCGGTTTTGTCAGCAACTTCGGTCTGCGTGTGGCTTTCAAGGTATTCGGATAAAAGCATGGTTTCCCCTTAGTTAAAAATCCCCGTTCGCGCGCCCTTGGGGGCCGGGTAAAAAGGCACGTAAAAGCCCGCACTTGCACTTTATTTGTAAGCCGCCCATTTGGATCGCTTGGCGCTATTCCGAAGTGCCACGGATAATTTAGAGCCACCCAGGCCGCTTGGCCCGCCCTACCACGTTAAACGGGTTACGCCGTCCCCCAGGTGGGAAACCTTTAATCGCTTGAGCAGCTTGAACTGTCAAACGAACTAGACGAGCTGTAGCTGTCGCTGCAAGAACTTGAGCTTGATATTGACGAACTAATACTGTCGGAAATTATCTCAATGCTTTGCTCGGCCATGAATTTAGCTAAGCTAATAAGTTGATTGTAACGGCGCTCATATTCAGCTCGGCGGCGTTCGGCTTCTTGTCTTGTCATTCGCATGATTGTTCCCCAATTTGCTTGATGGTTGGTTGATGGTTGGTTGATGGTTGGTTGATGGTTGGTTGATGGTTGATGGTTGGTTGATGGTTGGTTGATTGAAACAGCTGAACACGCCAAAACTGCATGGCAACCTGCGTATATTAAAAGCGCATTAGAAATAGCTTTGTTAATGAATTCAAATCGCTGCATTTCTGAATGAAAACGAACATTCTCAAGCTCCATTTCTTGCGCCTTCCTATATGCGTTTTCTAGGTAGTCTTGCATTGTGCCTCCGGTTGATTGAAAGCCCCCGTTGCCAGGGGCAGTGTTGTGAAGGAATATTTGCGCGTTAGTCAGCACCAGAAACTGGGACAGTGGTAATTTCACGCAATTTATATGGGTGCACTGCTTAACCTCTTGTTTACCTGACTTGTCCAATAGCAGCCAAACGTCACCCACTCCAAGCCCACACTTTGCGCTAATGCGCATTCACAACCTGAGTCACCCTGCATACCGTCCCACGACGAGCGCCCCATGGGCGAGCGCATCTTTGCAAGGTGACTTAGGTTGCCCCCTCTTGCGAAGGGGCTGTGTTGTGGCCGGAGCTGATCCCGGCATGCAGTTCTCCATGGAGGGTTACCGTGATTGTCTGCTACGGCCCCCAGTTACGGATCTGGGGCGTGCCATGCGAGTTAGCGCATCAGCCTGCGCATTCACAACAAGGTCAGATTATGCCTGCCGCGCAAAAAAGTCAATAAAAAACTCTTGCTTTTTTTTGCGTTGCGCGCATACTTAAGCCATGCCAAAAACCTGGGGTGAATATGGATACAATCTTAGAAGACAATCTAGTGCAAGCTAGAAAGCACTACGAATGCGACGCATGCCACTGGTGGCTTAAATCATCGTACAGCATTGAAGATTGCGAAACAGCAGACCAAAGACTGTATGTGGAAGCCGCAATTGCTGACAAATACAAAATAAAACCGGGGCAGTTTTATAGGCGCGTGAAAGGATTGTACGATGGAAATTTTGTGACATACAGAGCGCGTCCAGGGATGGATATTGTTATTAGAGAATTAAATTTAGTTGATGATTAAACTGGGGAAAGTTATGTGCATTTTCGATATTAAAGAACACGACCTTGACGATGACCGCACAGCAACGCGCTTTGTGGACATAAACGAGTGCGAGCAGCTTTTAGAGCGCGCTTGCCTTTTTGGAGTTGTTGAAGCTCCTTTTGGCGAGATCTACACGCGCAAAGAGTTTATTAAGCACCAGGCTGAAAATTCCGAGCGCGAGGAATACGACTACGTGCTCAGGCCAAATTTTCGCCCCGAGTATTACCAATTCATTGTTGTTGGCGACGGCTGCTCAGAAGGCGTGGACAATTTAACCGACTTGGAAAATCTTGCAGCGCAATGGGGGCGACTATGAGACGTTTTTTATTCCTTCTGGCGCTTTTTATTTCCTGCGCCATTTCTTTTGCTTTGTGCGGCCTATTTTTATCTTGGAGGGCTACGCTATGAGAAAATCTCATCAGGATTTAATAATATCAAAAGTAAAAAATACTTATCACGGAACCCTTGTCTACAAGGGCAAAACTTACGACTACCGCGCACGGGATCATTTTCGTATCATCCCAGGCCTTCACAAAATGGCAGGAATTAAAAAATGAGCGACAACAAACAACTGGCAAAACTGCGCGAGCCATTCCCAGAAAATCTAGTTAATTGGCTGCCAAAGCCGATGCTAAAAAAAGAGGAAATGGACAAGATACAAAAGCACACTTGCCCAGTATGTGGGCAATGGCATGCTCGCGATAAGGTAATGCACCTTAGCTATGTTGGCCACGCGGCCTTAACTGACAGACTGCTTGATGTTGATCCGCTTTGGTCTTGGGAGCCTCTTGCTTTTGATGAGCGCGGATTACCGCGAATGGATCAAGATGGCGGCATGTGGATAAAGCTAACAATACTGGGGATAACTCGCCTAGGCTATGGTGATGCGGGCGCCAAAAAAGGCCCTGACGCTACCAAAGAGCGAATTGGCGATGCTTTACGTAACGCAGCTATGCGGTTTGGATGTGCCCTAGAATTCTGGCACAAAGGCGATTTAAACCAGCACAAAACCATTCCATACATTGAGCCAGAGCCAGAACAAAAAACAACTGCCAAGCGCCCAATATCTGACGAAGGATTTAATGCCTCAATTAAAAAAATACAGGATGGCGAGCTTGATAAAGACAAGTTTTTAAGCCGTGTTGAATTGACTGACGTTCAGTACATTCTATTTCAAGAAACCTTTGACGAGGCCTCCCAATGATCCGCTGTTCATCTATCGCAAGCATTATGACAAACCCTCGCGAGAATGGCGCCGAATGGTCGGAAACGGCAAAGGGCGCCATGATGGAAATGGTGCGAGAGCAATTGTTTGGAGTTCGGAAAAACCTTGACGACATGCGCGCAATCCAGAAGGGCCGGGCATGCGAGGACGCCGGGATTGAGCTTTATAACGACGTGTTCATGTACTCGCTTGAGAAGGTGCCGCCAGAAGGCCGCCGCAGCAATGGCATTATCACAGGGGAACCTGATTTAATCGCCGCTGTAGGCTCACAGAAGGGCGTAGACATTAAGGTGGCTTACTCGCTGCTGACGTTCCCGCTCAGCGCCGAAATGTGCGACAAGAAGGGCTATGAGTGGCAAGCAAGGGGATATATGTGCCTATTCGATGTGCCTGTGTGGGAGATAGCCTATTGCGCCATAGACACGCCTGAAAACCTGCTGCGCGACTATGACGACAGGTCTATTCACATCATTGACCCAGAGATACCGCAGCACCACCGCATAACAATTTGCCGGTATGAGCGCGATATGGAATTGGAAAAGCAAATGCTAGACAAGTGCGCCAAGGCAAACGCCTGGATTGAAAATGCGGTTAAGCAATTTGCAGAAGAGCATGACAACTACATCAAATAACCTGGGGAGGTTTTATGAGCTTAAGCCAAAATGAATTTAATGTCTTAATAGTCCGACGCGGCCAGGAGACAAACCACGCGATAGCTGATCACAAGGCGCGAGATGAGGAACGGGAGCAGATAGCGCTCCAGGTTGAGGAGTTCTTAAAACGAGGCCGGGAGATTGAAGTTCTGCCGCCAGCCGGACACTCGATGGCGCCAACCTATATCAGCTCAATGTCATCAGCAGAGCTCAATTTTTTGGAGGTTACTGTTTCTAACCTGCGCTCATCGTTCGGAAAACAGATCAGCATTAGGCAAGATCCGCAAAGCGGTAAGTTCAAGGCGTTTTATCACGGGGAGCAGCTAGGCGAACTGCACAAGACAGTTACAGCTGCCGAAAAGGCCATAAAGAATCGCGGCATTAAAGACCGGCAGAAGGCAAAAGCTGTTGTTATGAAGGGCCGCAATCTTGAACTTTTAGCCGATCACTACGGGAATAATAAAAAATGAACGACGTTATAGCACTGTCAACGCTGGCATTAATCATCCTTTCAATCGCTTTTGTCGTGAAGTCCAGAAACAAATGAGTAATATGTTTTTACGAATGCCAAAGGCTAACCCTGTGCACCTACTGCATGGGGTTACTATCGCCCATAACAGCACCTGGATAGAGGTAAAAAAGGCCAGGTGGGGCAAGAAAAGCAAGGCCCAGATGCACTATGAAACGCGCGGGCTAGAAGCATTGGCAGAGCACTACAAAAGCAATAAGCATGCGTTTAATTTCGCCATGGATACAATAGTCGATTGGGAATTTTATATAACGCTGTACTGCACCACGCTAAACGGCATGCAGTACAACCGTTATTTGCCTGTGTTTCGAGAAAAAACCAGCTTTAAACTGGCGGCAGGGTTCATAGAATCGTCCGTGATTCCATTAGTTAAAACTAAAGACTGCATTGAGTATGGATATTATGGAATTGCTTGCATAAGTATCACCAAAGAATTAGGTCATATAGCTAATCCCTGATAGAGATAGGAAACCTCCAGCAGGAATAGCGGTGTTACCAACTTTAACTTCTCCTGTCGGGTGCACCTCAATCTCTGTCGAGAGGTGGTTCATATTGCAATTAAATATCAAAGTTTTCTCAGGCCGTGCAGAAGCTTCTGAAATCGTAAAAATTGTCGAGTACGCAGCTTTTCCAGTAGTTGTTTTAATCGTACCTGATAGTGTAACCACTCCTCCGGGGCCGCGAGCATATTTAGCAGTGTCATAGCTGGCATTAAATTCTGCCCAGTCCGCCACTAGGGCTGGCTGCTTGATAGGGATCGCGAAAGTTCCGGCAGCTGCAGTCCCCTTGGTGTATGGCATCGCCATCATGCGCAACGCTTCACACGCTATGTAGGCCTGCCCTGGGGTTGTCGGGTGAATACCATCGGCATCAAGATAAGATAGAAATTGGTTTTCCGTTGTGCCTTGCAGCCACTGCTTGCCGATGTCGGCGAACGGATACCCGTATACCCATGCCCTATCTCTCAGGGCGGTCTTATATGCATTGCTTTCAGGCAAGCTAAACATAAAGTCAAGCAAAATGCACTTGCCTTCTACCGTAGTTACTCGGCTTAAAAAATATTCGATTTTGGATTTGAACGTGGCGAGCGGCTTGGAGTTCAGCTGGTCATTAACGCCAAGAGCAAGAACGCTAAGACCAGTCGATCCAGCATAAATATCCAGAATATTATTCGGAATATCAGATAAGGATATTGACGAGCGCCCACAATTGAACACCAGTGGGGCGATATTTGCGGAGTCTTCAAGATATACAGCTCCGCACAGCGTTGCGGTTTTCGCCTGGGTATTTACCAGCCTAATTGTGTGGAGCCCGTAATTCGCCGCAGTAATCGGAATTGAAAAGCTAGCCTTTGCCACTGGGCCGGAAAGGAAATTTGTTGAAGCGGCTTTGGTGTCGATTGTGCCGACGCTAACGCCATCCAGGAATACCTCAAGAATTGAACCGTTTGATGAGTCTTGCTCATAAACAATAACGGTGTCTTTGCCGGTAAATGTGGTCTCCACCCACTCTCCGATGGTGTTTGAACGGATGGCACACCCGCCAAAATAATCGTCTTTGAACGCATAGTAAATGCTAAACCCTGATCGAGTTACATAATGCGGGTATTTAGTGGACGACGGTATATTGTCGTATACAACCATATCAAACGGCGCAAAACCTAAATTATTATTACCGTACTTGTTCTGCCAAGCTTTTTTAATTATCGACGCATAGTTGTCCTCTTTCCAATCAATCGCGTTCGAGCCCTCTGTGATACTGTCGCCAACAAGAATTAGGGGGTGCCAAGTCGTACCAGCGCACGCATAGCGAGTGAAGTCTGGAATAACAAAATTATCCTCTCGTGGATATTTTGGCAGCGGATAGGTCACCCCGTTATATTTAATTGATCCGTCACCCCACAAACCGTGACAATTATCAAGCGTAGAGACCAAAAACGTACCCGCCGGGACAAATGGATAAGCTGTTTTTGCTTTCGCTAAATTTATAGCCGAAATAGCGTCAACCAGTCCGCCAGGCTGCGCGCCAAATAATGTAATAGGAAAGTTCTCAATTCCTTGGGCCACAAATGCTATTGGCCCATCAACTAGAATATAACCGCCGTCAGATATAAGTCCCGTAGGAGAAACAACTGAATATACAGCACCACCAACACCGGAAACGGTATGGCCAAGAGTCGAAACTTGATCACCAATTTGCACTGCCGCAGATGCAAGCGCCGCGAAATTATCAACTATTAAAATTCGTTCATTCAATGATGCAGTAATATTATCAATGTCTGACTGCATATTTTGAAAAGCTAATATTTCGTCTCCAGATAAAGGCGCATAATACTTCTGTACTCCTAGGCTGTTCATAACCTGCACAGAATACGGAACTAGTACTTTTATTTGCGCTGGTGATCCTTGATAGTACCACACGCCACCTGGGCCAATATCAATTGGCTGCGCAATGGCTAAATCTGAAAGGCCTTGGCGCGCCAGATAAACTTGAATCCTGTCTCCAGGTACTGATGCAGGGTTTCCGTTTGGAACTCCAAACCATACTTTGCCACCGGCTAAAGCGCCGAGCTTTGACGGGTCTGGCGTGTACTGAATAGGTTGTTCTGCTGTGTAGCTCATGGGTTCGGCCTACTGTTTAAAGCTCTGTCTATTTTGTTTTTAATTTTCTTGTCTTGCACTTGCTTGCGCATGATTTTGAGGGCGCTCAATACCGGCACGGGAAGCCCTGTAACAGCTCCGGTTAGCCCAGCCTCGCTAATGGCGGCCATCAATGTCGCGGCTGTTCCTGAGCTGTTTATAAGAGTTCCTGGCGGCACAGTGTTTACGTATTTCACAACGTCGTTAAGGTCGCGAACAATGGCGGCATTTTTTCGGCCCAAAACCAAATCTAGGCGCCCGTTCTTATCCAGCGCATTAACAGCATTGTTTAGCTTTGCCGTACTTATAACAGCCTCACCGGTTGAGGTTGTATTCATTCCTTTTGTCGCCTCATCCTGTAGGTGCTTAATGGTTGCACCTTGCAACTCTTTCCACGCTTGGCGCCCGCCCTTGCCAGAAGTAAGGATAACCCCGCGCAGAAAACCAATCTCATCCGGCGAACCGTTTAAAATCGTTTCGTTAAAAACTCGATCAATCGCAACCTTTCTGTCATCTGTGCCACGCTTGTTATTGATTAGGTCAGCGACAATGGCGCGGTTTTCGTATTTCTTGGCTTGCAGCGTTCTAAGCTCTCGCGCTTTTTTATAAAGCGGGCCAGCCAACGGCTCAACCTGGGCATCAATTAGTTTTTTAATTATGGTGGCCTGGCGAACGTCTGTTGGTTCATAACCGGTGGCGGCCACTATTTCCTTTCTAAACGCCTCCAAATTTCTGACGTTAGTTTGCAACGGAACCAAATTCCCAGCGTCATCTTCCGCAGCTATACCTAAGCGCTTTGCATACTCTCGCGCATGAGTAACCAGCTTGGTAGTCGGCAGGCCAATAGGGTATGAATTAAGGTTGTCAATTAATGAGGTGGTTAGCGCCTGCTCTCCTTGCCCAATCGTTACAGGCTGCGAAATATCAACAGGAAGCAAAGCCTCTTGTGAATTTTCTGCTCGCTTGTAGGCCTCGTTTGTTTTCTTTTTGGCTATGTCGTAGCCTTGCGCCAATGTATCAACAACTCGTCGGCCTATAGCGCTAGGCCCTATTGCTGTTTCCTGGCTTCCAACCATATCAACCAGGGCGTCAAAATTCTGGTTAATCTCGGTAATGTTCTGCTCTGCGCGGTCGCGCAATGGCTGACCAAGAGCGGTTTTCATCTGCTCTTTTTCAAACGACAATTGGTTTGGGTTTCTAGTGCGGGCGCCAAGCGTTAGGTTCACTGGAACAGGCAATTGACCGGCCACGTTTTCACGCATTCCTGACAGGTTGGCGGCTGCGGAACCGCCAGCAGGGCCTGCGAATTGATCAGCAACGTCTGCCTCTCGAAGTCCGACCGCCTCAAGTGCGCGGCCTGGCAACGAGCCAACTGATCTAGCTGCCGACGCTCCGGCTTGTCCTAACCGCTGCGCTCCAACTCTTGCAGCGGCTTCTGCCGCCTGAGTGGCCGCGCCAATAGAACCGGCAGCAGCACCCGACGCCCCCGGAAAAACCGGCGCAATGCTAGCCAATGGCTGTAATGCTTGCCCAACCTCTGCGGCGTATTGTTGACCGGCCTGCGTGCTTGGCGAGTATGTGAGCGATTCCATCCCTTGCTGAGCACGGCGCTCAACCAAATCAGCTCCTTGCTGGGTGCCAAATTGCCCTGACATAACCGATTCTCCAAGGCCTCGTATAGTTCCAAGACCTGCACCTACAAGTCCGGTAGTCATTCCAGTGCCAATGGTAGCGGCGGCCTCTGCAGCGCCTTTTAAGCGGTCGCCAATCCCATATTCCGGCTGAGCTGGAGCCTGCTCCTGCATTTGCGTTCCTGGCGCCTCAAGTGACAGGGCGGAAGGCTCTTGCTGCTGGCCAATAGGCTTTGCGGTCGATAAATCAAACCCGCCTTTTATCGGCTTGGCAGTGGATAGATCAAATGCCATTATTGAACTTCCTCATAGCTGCCATCTGGGTAAACAATAGCCTTATTGCCATTGGCATCAACATGCAAAACGCCTCCTTGCTTCTTGTTATCTTGAGCGGGTGCCTGCTCTGACTGAAGCTTTTTCCAGCTACTCAAAACAGTTTCGCCCTGTGCATTACGCTGCCCACCATTTTGGGCGATAAAATTTGCCTTGTGCTCTGCATATTGGGCGCGCTTTTCATTTAATCTAGCAACGGCTCCGAGCCAATTCGCAATATATTCGCCATTTGCCCTGGCAGTCGGGAAAGGCTCTCTAACCAAAGCTATATCTCTATCGGTGGCTGGCCCAGGTGGCAATGCCTTGATAGCCTCGCTATTGACGACCTCCATTACAGACTTTTTAAGCTGAGTTATTTCGTCTTGATTTCCGCTTATATCTTTTAGTGTTTCAGCCCAAGTTGACGGCAATCCTCCTCCAATGCTTTTAGCCCTAATCTGCTCGGCTAAAGTTGCATATCTTCCCGCCGCCTGAGAAGCAGAGTTATATTCATCCGATGCAGTGGCAATTTGCTTTTCGCTGAATCCTGTAAGTTGCTGACCTTCTTTAGAAAGAAAACCAGCTGCACGGCCAAATGTTTTTGCTGATTCTGGATCAGTTTTTAACAAATTCTGATAGGTGGCCCAATCTTTTTGGTTTGACGTTCCCGCCAATCCAGTCGCAGCGGCAGAACTTACGCGCTGAGCCTCAATGCCAAGCCTCTGCTGATCAAGCGCAAGCTCTTTATTTTTCAGCCCAATAGTAGCCTTTTGGTACTCGTCCATACTTCCGGGAGCAGGGCCAAATGCATAATCGTAGGCCTTTGGTTGTAGGTATCCGCTTCCGACTAGAGCCGCAGCAACGCCCTGCAAATTCTTTTTTGCCCCGGCAATATCACCGCTTAAATACTGCTGCTTTAAAGCTTGAGTATCGGACGCATCACGACCTGATTGCTGTAGCATCGCAATTCGATTATCAACGCGGCGCAAAAACTCGTCTCGATTGTCAATAACTGGGGTCGCTTCGAGAATAAATTGAGAGGCATCGCGGGCCTTGTTTTCTTTGTCGATGCCGATGCCTTTTAAAACATTGCTAGCAGCCTCTGGTGCCTGAGTAACCGCTTTGTAAAACAGAGACATATCAGGGTTCCCGGCCTGCTCTGTGGCAACGTATGAATTAAGCGCCTCAATCCCGGCCTTTTGCCTAGCCCTATCCTCTTCCTGATTCTTTGCCTGCCGACGCATTTCTGCTAACTGAGCAAGCCCCTGCATGTTCTGAACCATTTCACGTAAAGGCATTAGAAGTCCCCCCAAATGGCGCCAAGGTCTTCATTAGCCTGGCCAATATTGTTGTATTGATTGCGCTTAGATTGCGCTTTGTTGAGACCTCTGAACATGGCACCTTTCGCAAGCTGCTCACCAAGTCCTGACCTAAGCGCCGCCTGAGCGTTGGTCGCGTTATACCCAGGCTGGGCAATGCCCATAAGATTCCCAAACTGCTGTTGATCAAGTGCATTTTGACGCTGTAAAGCCTGAATCCCAAGCATAGGTGCAATTTGTCCAAGTCCAACTTGGGTAGCACCGCTTCTAAAGCCTCCCGTCGCCGACTGGTTTCGCAACAATGTTTGCTGTGCCTGATCATTTAAAATCTGATACTCTGGGCCCTGAAAATAGTTCTGCAAAAACTGGTTTTGATCGCGTGGCTGTTGCGCCATCTGCATTGCCTTTGCAAAAGCATTTAGACCCATTTCTCGATATGGGCTATATAATCCAGACGCCTCAACCTGGGCCTGCCTAAGTTGCTCGTCTGATTGCTGAGATCCTTGCTGCGCAGCTCTCTCTGCCGATCGCTCGCCCTTACCTCTAGCAAGAGCCCCCATTGTGACACCAAAACTTTGAATGCCTTTACCTATAAAACTAGCACCGCCGCCCATTAGGCACCTCTCGTAAAAATGGTTAAATCTAGCAATCTGCCGCCCTTCATTATAGAGCGCTCGTTAATACCAATCATTTTAAATCCTAAACGCTTTGCAAGGCTTATTGCGTGCGGTTTATTGCTAGGTATTTCTGATTTAATTTTTAGGCAATCGTCTCGTTTAAACATCTGCGACATAACAAATATTGCTGTGTCCAGCGCCATTCCATAGGCCTTTCTCTTAAATGCTATGTGGGCATCCCACATCACGCCATTTGCTCTTAGTAGCAAAATAACGCCGCACAATTCATTTCCGTTAAAATACCCATACTGTACAACCATAAAATCATCGCTAACAGGCGGTTCCCAAGTCTGCGGGCTTTGATCTTCCATCAGAGCGAGCTTTAATATCGCCGCCATTTCCACATCATCTATGTGATCGATTTTTTTAATCATGGAGCCAACTGCTTGGCGGCGCGTTCTGCCGCTAACAATGCATTGAGCTGCGTAATGGCTGCGTTAGCCTCAGTTACAAACGTATTAAAATCGGTTTTAATCTCGTTGAGCATTGCAACCCATGTAGCCGCGTCGGCTTGCAAATAAGCCACCCCGGCTGCGTTTGGCGTACTCGCAATCGAAACAGAAACAGGAACCGCATTAGCCACTGCGCTTGCAAGTAACACAGTCCCACCGATTACGGCTGTGCAATAATCATCAGTCCCAACAATGTTCCCGGTTGCCCCGTGAGTAGTCCTGTCGGCTATGTGATCTGTTAAGCCATCCTGCAGCGTTGTGATATTTGTTTCAGCTGCATCAATTCTCAATTCATGGTCAAGAATTGTAGCCTCTGCAGAGTCAAGTCTTGATTCGTGATTAACAATCGTAGCCTCTGCCGCATCAAGCCTGGAGTCTAGGCCGGCCAGATATGAGTCATGATCGTCTAATCTGACAATAATTATCGCTATTTCATCATCAATTCCATTTAAACGGGTTTCGGCATCTTTTAGCCTGTCTTCCGTACTTCCAACATCCCTTTTTAACGCTGCATAGTCGCGGGTGAACAGGGTAGAAAACTGAGCAGGGAAATTACCTAATCCAATCAATTGGGCAACGTCGGTCTCGCTTATGTAATATCGGGTGCTAACCTGGGCCATCGTGTTCGACCATTAAACCGCTAACATTGATTTTTTCAGTGTTTAGAGTGCGGAATTTAAAAGCGATCTGCTTACTAACGCGCCCTAATCGGCGCACGACATAGCGCATTGAATAATTTAGATCCATTGAGACGTAGCGGCTCCATTCAGTGTCGTGCGTTATGCCATCCAGCGTTCGGCTAACAAAAATTGCCGTATCTGACGCACCAAACCCAGACACATTATTGATTTCAATCTGGTTAATGCTTAGCCCTTCCATCGGGATTAGCGGGGTTTCCCATTGCGATGTAACTGCAACACCATAATGCCCAGCGGTAGTATCTGACAGACGCCCAATGTTTGGGCCTAGCTTATCCCCGTAATACCACGCATTTCGGTTTACATCATAAACACCATTACACCCGCGCCACGGGGTATCCCCTGGGCTGCGCAATTCGCTCCAGGCCACGTCCTTTCCTAATTTTTCAGCGATTGAAATGGAAAAACAAAAAACATGGTTTGGAAGGTGCAAATACAAAAACTGATCTTGTTTTGACACACGTGATTCAAGCCAAGCAACACTTAAATCGGCCTCTGAATAACTTTCAAGAATTCCGTCGATGTACCGGGTAGAAATGCTCTCGGCTTGCCCAGCCCCCAGCACATGAACGCTAACAGCTTCATTCTTTGCCCCGCCTAGCAGGTATACACGGCCCTTAATCTCAACCCATCCTCCGGTTGAAACAATTCCTACATTAACCGCCTTTTGATTTATCCGCGAATAGGCAAAATTATCGTTTGCTTGGTTGATGAAATACTCAGATGTGTATCGGTTAAGGGCGATTACTAAATTATCCTGGGTACGTCCACCGGATAGCGTTGGGTCTGGGCTAATTTCTGACGTGGCGAATTTGAGCGGGTTAATGCTTGTCTCATCGTTTACATCTGTATGATATAGGTACTCACCATCGGTAAATAGGTAATACTGATCGGCCCACCAAACGTCAATCGGGCGGCCAAAATCTGGGTCGGTCATTAACGTTAAAGTGGTGCCGTCGTATCGGTACACATTTCCGCTTGAAACAATCATTATTGATTGAAATGAATAGGAAAAACGGCAGCGCGCCGATCCCAAAACGTCTCCAATGACAACCACGCCAGCGCCGGTTATTTCAATCAACTTCTGCCCAGATACCCTGAATGATCTTTTCCAGCGCTCGTTGTAAATGGAGCCGCGATCAATGCCTTGCCCGGTGTAAGCCAACGCTAAGCCATCGTGTGAAATCAAATACCCTGCTGCGCCTTTAATCTCTTTGGCAACAGCGGTCATATTGATTGGAATCGAATCGCCATAGTCGCCATTATCTAGCACTCGATCACCGCGAATAATTGGTACTGGAATCTGCCCCATTATTCACCTACCGGCAATTGATCGACGACAGTAAAAAATAGGATTCGCTTAGATACGCTGCCCAATGTGCCGGTTACGGCGATATTAACTTTAAAATTGACACCAACAACACCATTTGCCGCGACATTGAATGAAGCAGTATTGCCGGATGTAGTCAGGGAAGTAAATACCAACTGCGGGTCTGATGTTAAAACGACATTAAGCAGCGTCTCCCCTGGTCGGAAATAATTGGAGAGGTCTTCCGATATAAGCCTGGTATCACCAATCGCCAAAACAATAGACGACGGATCAGCGGTTTCATAAGGCGGCATACGATCCGAGAAAGTATTCCACCACGAATTTCCGCGCCCTGAAGGCATATGCGAGGAGTTTTGATAGTTCGGTGTAGGCGATAGCTTTGTTGACAGATGCGACATAGCACCGCCAAGGCGCTTTAAATCAACTCCTTTCCCATAGCGAAATCCAATAGTATCGCCAAGTTTTAGCTGAATAGCGTTATTCGCCCAAGCGGGGATGCCTGATAAGGTATTAGGATCAGGCACCTCTTCAAAATTGTAGCCAAGCGTCGGGTATTTATCGCACAACGGGCGCATCATATCTTCCAGCGCCTCAAGCGCCAGCTCAATATCATCCGCGCTCGGGCCAGAAGTTATCCCGGAAATTCTTAGCTCAGAAAACGCCGCATTAATCAGCTCGATTTTCGTCTTCATCTGTGTCCGCCGCTGGTTCAGATTCAGCCGATTCTACTACTTCTGCAACCTCTTCAATAGGCTTAGTTTTGCGGCCTTTCTTGGCGGCAACAGCATAAACCTCTTCAACGGTGTGAAAGTGTTCGCCGCCTGCTAACAAAGCATTCATATCGTCAACAGTTTGAACGGTTACGACCGTGCAATGCACTCCATCAACAACATGCGAAACACCTTTTTTATAAAGCGAAATGGCCATAAATTCTCCAAATGAAAAAAGGGGGCGCGAAGCCCCCGGCGAGTCTTAGTACTTGATGAGAATGCCGTTATCCATTGGACGCACGTTGTTCACGCCGTACCAAATGAACATACGCCATCTTGCTTGCAGGCTGGCAATGTTTGCATCATAAAGCATGTACATAACCATGCCGTTAGATAGGCGCTCTTTGGCTACTTTCATACCGCCCCATTCACCAAGTTTTTCCATTGGCATTTCACCGGCAAGAACCTCAATAGAGTCTTTTTGCCAGGCGATAGACGGTTGAGTACTGGCGTCGGTATTTACGCGGTTTACAGTGGCAGCGTTAAGGATTCGAGTATTGATATTCGCATATGCCTTATCCAATGTGCTCAATGCTGGATCATCGAACGCGATCGGTTTAGGCCATACTTCAATACTAGTTCCTGATGGTTTGGAAACGATAACAAAGCTCATCGCCTCATCGGTAACTGTTTTGTCATCACGGCCAACGGCTTTAACAGTTACACCGCCGTTTGCAAATGTAACGCGGTCGCCAACGTTATAAGACGCAGATGCAGCTACCGGGATAGTCGCTGTTCGGTAGTCGATGTTAGTAACGGTGCCACCAGAAGCGGACACGGAACCTACAGGGATTGGGCTAAATGACTGGGTTCCGGTAACAGTAGTTGCGGGGTCAGCGCCACCGGTAAGCAGGCTGATTGAGCTGGATGACATAACATCAAAGCCTGCAACACGAGGATACAAAACGCCTTTTTGGTATGTGTCGCCAGGTTGGCCCTGGAGAGTTTGGCGGCCTGCTAAGTCTTTAGCGTACGCCTGCAAATGGGTATCATTCAGCGCAACATAACGACCACTGGCGCGAGTTTGGCGCTTGTTCATACCTGCCTGAATCAGGCTGATAGCATCAAAACCGCTAGTTACGTTGGTGCGATAAGCTAAAGATCCGGTTAAGCGGATAGAGTCAACGATTGCCTTATTTAAAACTGATGCTCGCTTCTCACCATCGGCGCGGCCTTGGTCGCGGATATAGCTCATATCGCGTAGGTCATCCGCGCGCAGGCTTACAAAGGCGTTTTCAGGAGTTCCTAAGCCAAGAATAACGGCCTCGGCGGTCATGCCGGTTTCTAATCCAGTTAAATCAAAGCCTGAAATGCTGGCGCTGTGTTGTTGGATTTTCTTAACAACAAAGTTGCCAGCATTCTGCATATCAGCAGCGTCTGGGGTTGTGATTTTGACTTTGTCAATCATATTCGATTGAGATTCAAAGCCTTCTACAGCGCTCTCCATATAAGCGAGAACTGTTTTCAAGGTACTTGCAGTTGCCATAATATTTTACCTACCAATTAGAGGGATCTTCTCCCGCAGCTCTGGCGGCCTTTCTTGCAGCACTTGCGGCTTCGTAATCACCAGACTTTTCCGCTTTTAAATATGCGGCTTTGTGGTTGGTGACTTTCGGCGCTTTGCCCTGCAGTGGCACATCTGGCTTAGGGACGGGTTTTGGTTTAACAACAGGTTTTGAGTTAAATAAGGCCTTCTTTTCAGCTAAAAACATCGCCGCTTTAAAGCCTGTCGAGTCTGACCTTAATTCATTTTCAAATTTCTGCCGTTCTACAGAATTAGTACCAAGGTGAAAAATAACCTTCTCAGAACCTACGCCTAATCTAGAAATCATCATTTTGACAATTTCCGAACCGACGCCAGGAACAATAGAATCAACCGATTTAATAACCGTTTGCTCTGCTGCTTTGAATTGTTCTGGCTGTTTAATTATCCCGCTTGTTACTAGTTCTGTTGCTCGTTCATAGTGTTTATCAAGCTCGGCCTCGACTCTCGCCGCTTCCTCGCGCTGATGTTGTTCGTTGGCTTGTCTTTGCTGCTCTGCTCGTTGCAATTTAATCGCGTTGCGGGCGTCGATTTGCGCTTTGTAGCGCTGGTATTCTTCGGCTGTGCCGTCAAACTCCCAGGCCTCTTTAGCAATTTCCAAATCCTCTACGTTCTGAGGTTGTATTGCCTGCGCTTGCTCTAGCTGCTGTTTTAACGCCGCAATTTCAGCGTCTTTATCAGCAATTTTGCCTTGCAACTTGTGTTTAATTTCAACGTGTTTCGCAACAGGGACAGCGCCCTTTTCTTTGTCACTTTCTGGCTTCGCCCAGTCTGGTAGCTCCTCCTCTTCTGATGCCGGTTCGCCGTCCTCCTGCTCGGATTCTTGCTCAGCATCTTCCGATTCCTGCTCTACATCCTCCGCCTCAATTTCCTCAACCTCTTCGGCTTCGGTTGCTTCGGCTTGTACCGCATTGGCTTGCGCTTCCTCGGCCTCAATTTGGGCTTTTAAGTCCGCTAGTGACTGTGCTTCTGACATAGTTTCTCTCGCTATGAACGATAAACCCGAGTAGCCCCCGGTAGGCTTGCGTGATCCGCCGCCGCGTAATGTTATTTTATAACGTATTGCAATAGTTTTGAGTTGCGGCTATATTTTGGTTACGTATAGATACGGAATCGCAAAATGACCGAGAAAAAAGTATTCACAGCAACGCAATTCAACCGGGCTGCAGCTGAGGTTTTCGCCGCTGCGGCAGATGGGCGCCAAGTTCTAATCAATAACGACGCCTATAAAGCTGGCGTGTTTGAGTTGACCTACCGGCCCAGGTCTGGGTTTTCTGAGCAGCCAGAGCCAAAGGATGCTGAAATGAGATGACAACCAATGTCGTCTGCTCCCATAGACGGAACCGCGATAAGAGTAAAAACAATCTACTTAGATCATCGTGCGCTTGATGAGATAGACAAAACGTCAATTGTTAAGTTTTTATCTCCGCGATTCCACGGCAAAACATACAGCGGATGGTTTGGTTTTAAAAATGAAATTCCGATTGTTAATTGGAGAGAAACAGAACTAATTTGCTGGGCGCCGTTAAATGAAAAAGACTTAATTAACAGCGCCCAATACTAAGCCGCCTGCGAACCTCCCGTAGTCATCTTGTGGGCTGACTCGATCTGCTTGCCAACCAATTCAGCTTGCTTCAAAGCTATTGTGGCGCCGCCCTGCTCCGCTTTTGAAATTACATCAATGCGCTGTGTCTCAGCATTGTAAACGGCTACCTCGTGATCAAGTTGCGTTTTAATGGCTTGGTTCTCGGCCTTAGCTTGCTCTGCCATTGCCAGGGCCATATTTGCATCTGGCTGACCTTGCGCCTGCTGTGCATTGGCCAATATCGCCTGGTCTTCCTCGTTTTCTGGATCGCGCACGCCGTCAATCAAAAGCTGTTTGAGTGCAAATTTCTTAATGTCGCTGAAGTTGGTCGAATCTGTCAGGGTGAAATACTTGAACAACAGCATTCTATATTCTGGAGTTCCAGGAGGAACGCTAGTGAGCATTGCGGCCAGCTCTTGGCGCTCTTGTTGGCGCTGAGATCCGAAGGCCTGTGAAAGCTCAACAGTAACGTCAAAGGTGGCGGCGCTGAGGTCGTTTAAAACCTCCTCTTTACCGGTCTCGATGTTGTAGCGCGTGCGGTTTACCCAAATTTCCTCTGTTTTGCCGTCTTTGCTTGTGCCGACTACTTGGCGCTCGATGCCATAAACTGCAGGGGCCATGCCCATCCAGATCTCGGCATCGCGCCGCAGCGCATTTTTATCACCACGGCGGAATATAATACCGTTTTCGTCCAGCATTGCCCGTATTTCGCTAATAGCATTGCCGGACAATGAAACATCACTGATTGAATTAGGGGCAGCGGATTGTGCCGCGTCCTGAATTGTTTCGTTAGTGAGCCCAATGGCAGCAACAAGAGCCGGTGGCAGTTCAGGTGGTGGGCTTAACGCCACCGGGCCAATTGGTAACTCCTGATCATCGTCACTTTTCCTATTCTGCAAGCGGTAAGGAAGGTTACTGTCAGCACCGTTCTCCTGATACATCCACTCGTGCCCGGCAATCTGCTCAGGGAAATAGGATGGGATTGAGCGTGGTGAGTTAATGGCAATGTCAGCCATGTAACTGTATAACGTATTTCTGAGCATGGCCTGGTCTTTAACACCACGGGTAATCCCCTCATAGTGTTCCACGCCATTAACAAACGCGCGCTCGCCGTAGGCAACTACAACCGGAATATTCGGCCCGGCAACATCCTCCTCTGCAAGGATTTCTTTTTCTGTCCATGTGAACTTGCGTACTTTATCTACTTCAATCTTGCGGCTGTCGAACTGGCGCTTGCCCTCTTCTTTTAGTTGCGCAGCAAACTTCTTGGCTTCAGATTTTTCATAGGCGGAAACCTGCCCGCTGTCGTCTTCAAAAAATAGTACTGTGATTTTTTCTCGGAATTTATAGTATGACTCAACAACATAGCGATCTGCAGAATCGTATGTAACCTGATTTTTGCCGCGCTCTGGGGCAATGCTTGAATAGCCTCCTTCGCAATCTGATTCTGATTCGTTGTCGTATTCCTCTTCCTCACCCGTTAATTCTTCTTTCAACTCCTCGAATCCTTCCTCGCTGTATCCGGTAACAATGTGCACGCGCTTAGCGTCTGATTTGTCCTGCAGCTTGGCGCACTCATCCCAGAACACACGGGCGTTAAATTCGTGAATAGGCACTCGCTCAAGTACCTGGTTGCGGTCGCCAATGCGGTTTGATTCCCACCGGTTAACCCAGCGCCATCCGCCGATACCGCAAGGCACCTGCTCCATGATCGCATTCTCATGGGCCTCGATGGATATATTGCGGGTAATGTCGGTTCGGTAAAGTTTGTCTGCCAATTCGGATAGTTCTGGAGGTGTACCATAGCGAGGCGCGAAATCTGCCTGTACCTCTTGGCTGATTAGGTCGGCGATTATTTTGCGCCCGGCCTTCTTGATGTTATCGAACTGGCCCTGGAATTTAAGCGGGATTTGATGGCGCCACTCATCGGTGTAGTGGCTGATCATGTAGAAATACATGAGATCCTGCGCCTCTTGGCGGGTATCTGCATTGTGCTTTTTATCCGACTCGAAATCTTCTCTGAGGTCTTCTAGCTCAATCGTGTTTTTCACATTCTCAACCTTTGAATGGGTTTTGGCATAACTACTTGTTTTGATACTGGTACTTCTGGAACGTCGAAGGCGGCGGTTAGCGAGTCGAACATATTAGGCGATTTAATGCCTATTTTTTTCATGTCGGCTTTGCTCATTATCTGAATCTCGCCTGGGTTTCCGGTTGTTTTTAATGGTATTTTACACGCTTCTGACCGCAAAACCCCTATGTCTTTAATGGTGGATCGAAAACTAATCAGTTTTGCAGGGTCAATGTATTCGTTATAGGTCACCGCGCGCCAGGTGAAGTAAATCCGGTCGCGTATACCCCAAATTCGTTGGCTGCGGCGGTTATAAAATAAGTCTTCATTGCTCACAGGGTTGCGGATTGGCATGCCGTTATTCTCAAAAGAATAAACCCCTTTCGGGCTGGCTACTGCCGCGCTACCTCGGTACTGGTGGATCTGAATCTTTAAGCCAGCCAACTGCTGGGCCACCTCATTGCGCAGTGTCGCGCCAATGCCGTCAGCGTCCCAGATAAAATGGTCTGCCTTCCATTCCCGGCACTTATCTGCTGCCCACTTGATGCAAGAAAATGCATCACCTTCTTTATTCTCAATGCAGTCAAGTATCACTGATCCCTGGCGAACGGTTAAGCCTTTCGGGTCGTTACCTTCATCGCTCGGGTCAAGCGAAACAATAATAGAGCCTTTTGGATCAAACCCCTTCTTAATGTCGGCGTCAATGCAGGCGTTGAACCACTCCTGGGTGATAATGGAATTCTCAACCTCGTCCATGTAACCGCCTTCCCAGATGTGCTCGTACATGGCTGGAGAAAGGTTTGCTAGGTCGTGTTGGCGCTCGCCCTCTAGTCCGCTCAACCCGTACCATGGGTTATCGTCATAGTTCATCATTACGATTAGGTGGAGCTCGTCCTCATAAAACCCATCGCGGCGCAGATCGTCTAAGTACGGGTTTATAAACCGCTTACTAAATGGGTCATTCGCGCTCTTAGGGTTGGCAATGAAGAACATCTGAACGCCTGCCAATTCGTCCTCTTCGGTGTCATTCATGGCCGCCAGGATTTCAGCAGGCGTTCCAAACTTGGCCTTGTTCCTAGCCGTCGGTGTCAGCGTCTTGATTGACCTGTCGCTAAGGTTGTCGGACTCTTCACAGCAGAATATATCGAACCCGTGCGCTGACTTAACAGAGCTAGGGTTTCGGCTTAATCCACGGTACTTAATCTCGCCACCTGTGCTTGAGTAAATGGCCTTCTCCTGCACTTCAAAACCATTCATAGATAACCGGCCTATCTCTTCCTCAAGAAGTGAGTGAACGGACTCTGCGATGCTTTCTTGGAATTCCCGCATGCACATTACCTTGGCGCCGCTATCGCGCACCCGGCTCAATACTATGTCATGAACCCCAACGGACTTTGCAGACCCCCGGCCACCAATAACAACCACAAAACGCCTGTTACTGTATAACACTAGCTCGAGCTTTTCGGCCAGGTAAATCTCTGGCTTTTCGTCTACCTCAATCCAAGATCCGTTAACTCGCTTTACACATCGCAACAGCTCACCACTCGCCGACACAATGCCAAAAACCGATGAGTATGAGTCACCGGTTACTTGGCTTAATCGCAGCTCGAGCTTTTCGAGCCGCGCTAGGGACTGTCGGGCGCCCATAAATTAACCGCTGGTTTTGACCGTTAAAATGGCTGACATATTGGTGAGGGCGTTATCAGCAATAATCGCGTGCCCATTTTCGTTAGGGTGGTTGCTGTCCGTCGTCCATCTTGCAACGAATCGTTCAGGAGTTGCCCCATCACCCACAACACCCATGTCAACAACATTTACCGCAGACGATTTTAAAGCGGATATTTCGACGTTATAACGTAAGCGCTCGGCGTCTTGCGTGGCCGTCCATGCTAATGCCGTGTTTGGCCCATATGTTGTCAAAATGGCATGATCTTTGTAAGGCCATAAAGACAACAGCGAGTCAACCCTAGCTCTCTGAGCCTCGCTTAATGCTTGAGTTGGCGCGCCGTCATTTTGAGACCCTGACATAATTACGGGTATGCCAACGGCGGTTGCTGAGTTCAGCATGGACAATGCCAAGTTATAGCTTGACGCTGTAGCAGCACCTGCATAGCCGTTGTTAACTAAGTCTATCGGTACTCCTGGGTTTTGCTCTCGAAGCGCTTTAACCGTTTTCCAAATCCAACCATTACCGAAATTGCCGCTTGACGCATTCACAGCTCCGGCAAGCCAAGAATCACCCATGGCACCATTTATAACCAGTCCTGGAGTGTATGTTTCGTACTCGATAGAAGTAACAAACGGCGATGCCCCCAGGTCTGTGGTTGGCTGGAAGTTGGCAGGAACCGCAACACCATCAACCGTGCCGCGTATGCACTGCCATAAAAACCCACCATGCAGCGCCGTATTGGCGGCCAAACAGCGCCACGCTTGAGTGTATGTGCCGGTTGTGTATGAGTTTCCAGGGCTTGAGCCGGTGCCTAGCACCCAGAAGCGGATCATCACCACGCGCAGGCGCGAGCCGTCAGTGTTTTCTACTGTTGGGGCGGTGATCCAGTCCGACCATCGGCGGCGCTTGAGTGTTGCCGACTCAGCTGCAGCGATTTCAATACTAGACGCACCGCCCCAGGTGATGGCCGTCCACGCTGTCCCGTTTGTCGGCGTGAATCGAGCTTGCCCAGTGGTAGCGCCAAAAGTAGGATCGGCACCAACGCTGTCAGAAGTTGCAATTGCCCCAGATGCAATGCGGAAAGGTGACGACGTATTTGCGTTATCCAGAGCAACACGGAACCGCTTAGCGTCAGTTGGTATTACTATCGTCATGTGATAGCAGAAGTTTGTTCCTGTTGACGCTTGAGCGGTAACATTCGCATAAATCTGCGACCCCATGTATTTGCTTAACGGGGTGCTTTTGAACAAATATGGGTCAATTGGAGTGCCGCCAATATTTTCAAAATATGTTACCTGGCTTAATGCTCTTAGTGTCACATCTACAGCAGAAGTGTAAGGCCCAAACCTACCATCTCCATTTACAATTTGTGGAGAGCCGACACCGAATACCTCTGCATTACCATCGACATAAAGAGTTTTCCCTGCATCAATGGTTATAGTTATTGCACTGCCCGCGCTTAGTGTTGCCATGTTTTCCTCCTGCCGCGAGCGGCTACTGTTTGTTTAAAATTTCTTCGATCCGCTCAAGGCGGGCTTTAAGGTCTGTCAGCTCTTCGATGTTGAGCATTTTGCTGAGCGAGTCTATAAGCATAGAGCCGACGTCTGCAGGTATCTCGCCATCCGCCACTGCATTGTAAACTGCCGATGCCTTTTCAACTGCGGTTCCGTTCTTGTCATAATCTATTTTAATCGGCTCAAGGGTAGGCTTGTACGTTGGGACTGCCCGGCTTGCAACTATCTGCAAGTAGACGCCTCCTTCCTCAAGCGCTTTGTGAACTAGCCAATCATCGAAGGTATCAAAGCCATCAACGTCACCAGATGAGAACTTTCGCTCCAAAGCATCACGCAGTTTTTTAACACCAGACTGAGGGCCACCACTTCTGCGGCTTGGGTCTGGCTGGTATTCGCTGCTAAACGTCTTTTTTGCCATCGTGTAAATTCGTGTTTTTGCGGATGTTACTTTATAACATTACTTGGTGTTTGTCGGGTATAAACCCCGTGATTTTTGAGACTGACGCGATTTTCGACTATGTTTGCGCGCCAGATTGCTTATTTTTTGGTCTTAGACTTGCCAGCTTTTGACAGCGCAATGGCAACAGCCTGCTTCTGCGGCTTGCCTGCCTTCATTTCGGTTTTTATGTTGGCCGAGATTACTTTGTTGCTTTTGCCTTTTTTGAGTGGCATTAGTTTACCCCTTTTACTTTCTCTACTGTGCGCATTACGCCAAGGCC